CAAAGTCAGATTCAATCTTTCCGATTTGAATAATTTTACACCACTGGTTCTGTGGTCTGACAACATGCAAAGAACTACTATGACAGAAGAAAAAGAAGAAGAAACGATACGCGATATATTGGATCTTAATCCATTATATAATGAGTACGTTGACTACTGTTCATCTCTGGGTTTTGACACCGCTTACACTCTTGAAAGATTCGAAAGATTACTTTTCGGTGAAGCAGATCCTACTGAATATACTAAATTCGAGGCTACAAACTCAGCTATGTGTGCTATTGATAGCGAAAAACATGGTCATCGATTACTAGGCTATACACCAGCTGTTCTAAATCCAAGTGTCTCTGGTACAGGTCTTAACCTATTTGATCAAGTACTTGGTTTAGCTCGTGACTACGCTGGTAGAACTGCTAGAGATTTAGCAGGCAAAGGCGCTAGAGCAGTGATTGAGAAAGCTGAAGAAGCAGCTGAACGCTTTAAATCACGTACTGCTGGACTTGGTGGTCCTGGCGGCACTGGCACAATTGGTAACAGAGCTGAAGGCTTTGGTGCAAACGGTGAGACTAGTGCTTTCGCTATGAATACTGAGCCTATGAAGGTTGAGTTTCTAACTGGTGTTAATACTACTTTATACCCTCCAAACATGAATGCTCCTAGCATTGATGTCGGTGAACCCCAAAATATGGATGGTAGAGAAGTAACTGCAGATATGGCGTGCGTTCAGTTACGAATTCCGCCAAACAATGCATTTGCAAATACATACTGGGAAAATGTCTATATTCCTAATATTCAGCTTAGAGCTCAAGCCTCTGTTGGCTTCAACATTAACGCTGGTGTTAACTTTGCGTATGATAAAGTTACCACTTATTTTAATCTACTCTTTACAGCACTGTCAAAGTATTTCTTTATGGTAAATACTTATTCCGTTATACAAGGTCCTGGACAAAGGGATTTAAGTAGAAACAAAATTAGACAAATGTTTCAAACATCGGATCTACAGTATTTAGCTATATTAAAAGAGAGACTTGACGCACTTCCGATTCCACCGACTATGATCG